GCTTCTTCTGATGGATTTTCTGATGGGGATAAAATTGCAAGTAGTGCAAATCATAGTTCTGCAGGTAAGACAGGTAACATCATCTCTAAAGAAGCAGGAAAACTCCATGTTGAAGTAACTAAAGGAAATTGGGCAAATGGAAATACTGTAAGAGGTATCAAACCCGATGGGACAGGTGCTCTTTCTCCAGCAGTTTCAACTACCATATCTGGTGACCTTTCTCTCCATTCAAGAGGTTTACAGTGGACTAAAATTCAAGAGGTAAAAGATATTCAAGGTTCAAAACTGCAACCTTATGATTGGTATGTTGTTCGTAAGGCAGATGATGGTACAGCAATTCCTTCTGCAGTACAGACATACAGAGATGGAGTAAGAACCAAGGCCACAGCACACGAAACTGAAGTTTCTGCAACTACGAATGTTACTGAACTCATTGCTGTCAATATCGGTGATGGGTGGCCAGACGAACCTTCTACTTAATCTCCTAACTCCTTCCATTACTAAATATATGGAAAGGTTTATAATTCTAAGGAGATTTCATGGCACTCACTCTCAACAAACAAACTGTTAATCTGGTCATAGATCAAGGTACAACCTTTGAGAAAGTGATTACGGCCAAGAACACAGCTGGAGGAAATGTTGCAATTTCTTCTGGAACTTGTGCCGGAAAACTTAGACCATCCCATTACACATCAAATAATGTAGTCACTTTTACTTGTGCAGATGCAGGGTCAAATGTAACCATCTCTCTGACTGCATCTCAAACGGCTTCTATCTCTCCTGGCCAATATGTCTACGATATAGAATACACACAATCGGATGGAAGTACAATAGAACGATTGGCTGAAGGTGTAATTACAGTTTCACCATCTGCAACTTATTGAGGACGAAATGACACAACCAACTTCCAGAGCAACACTTAAAGATTACGCAAAGAGACAACTCGGCCATCCAGTAGTAGAACTGAATCTTGATGATGACCAGATGGAAGATAGGATGGATGATGCCCTTGAGTTCTTTCAAGAATATCATTTTGATGGTACTGAGAAAACTTTTCTTAAACATCAAATCACAGGTTCTACTCTCAAAATAACTTCAAACACAGTTTTTACTGCAGGTGAAAAAATAACAGGTGGAACAAGTGGAGTTAGAGCAACAGTCCATGATTACATTAGCGCCAATACTACAATTCGATACAAAAATCCAGAAGTAAAATCGGGCGGAGATGGGAACACTTACTTTGCAAATACTACTACCACATTTGGCAATGGTGAAACTGTCACAGGTGCAGATAGTGGAGCATCTGCAACAACTGCATCTTCTAGTGCAAATTCTTTAGGAGATTTCGATAATCAATACATCACAATTTCCGAAAATATTATAGGTATCAGAGGTGTATTTCCATTTTATGATGATACCAACAATAGTTCAAATATGTTCTCTGTAAATTATCAATATGCATTATCTGATTTATATTCGATGGGTGCAATGCAAGACTTCAGAAATTATGTATTGACACAACAAAAACTTTCTATGATTAATGAATTATTTCATGGAATGCCACAATTTAGATACAATAGACACACAGATAGATTGTATCTGGATATAGATTGGGGCAATGATGTCAAGATTGATGACTTCATTATTGCAGAAGCATATCTTATCACAGACCCATCATCATACACAGATGTATTTGGTGATATGTTCCTCAAGAAATACGTTACTGCACTTTTCAAAAAACAATGGGGGCAGAATCTCATCAAGTTTGAAGGAATGCAGCTGCCAGGTGGAGTAACACTCAATGGTAGACAACTGTATGATGATGCAACCACAGAAATTGACAGGATAGAAGAAGAGGTCCAACTCAAGTATCAGCTTCCAGATGACTTTATGGTAGGATGATATGGCTACCAATCACTACTTCAATCACTACGGAACCAATACAGCTGACCAAAGACTCATCGAGAGTATCATCATTGAGTCAATCAAGGTTTATGGCATAGACTTACACTACATGCCAAGAACTTTGGTTAATGAGGACAAGTTGTTTGGTGAAGACAGAATATCACAATTCAAAGACTCTCGTATTATTGAAATGTATATCAAGAATGTCGATGGGTTTGAAGGAGAAGGCACGTTTGTTTCTAATTTTGGTCTTGAGGTGAGGGACCAGATTACACTCACAGTTTCGAGAAGAAGATTTAGAGAATTGAACTTTGAGGGTGATGGAAGAGACAAAGAACCTAAAGCAGGTGACCTCATCTTTTTCCCACTTACAGATGGACTCTTTCAAATACTAGATGTTCAAGCAACCAATACATTTTATCAGACAGGTTCTTTACAAACTTTTGACCTCGTATGTGAACTCTTTGCATACTCTGATGAGAAGATTGATACAGGCATTGAAGAGATAGATGATATTGAAGTACAACAATCTTTTGTTCGTACTTTTGAATTGGCAGCCAGTCCAGCGCCAGGTACTTTCCAAGTTGGTGAGACTGTCACAGGTGGTACATCTGGAAAAACAGGAGAAGTTGCAAAGTGGGATGCTACTACAAGGTATCTATATCTTATCAATATGACAGGTGTATTTACAGTAGGAGAAATTCTTACTGGTGGAACTAGTTTGGCCACAGGTACATACGAAACCAAACAGACCACAGATGAAGCCTCAGAAACTCTTGCACAAATTGAGGCAGGAACACAAGAAAGAGTGACAAGTAATAAACAGTTTGAGAGTGATGCAGATTCGATTCTTGATTTCACAGAGGGTAATCCATTTAGTGAAGGGACTAATTACTAATGTTAGGTTCTACCTTTTATCATCAAACGATACGCAAATATGTGGCAGCATTTGGAACTCTTTTCAATGACATTAATATTGAAAGGAAAAACTCATCTGGTGCAGTCATTGAAAGAGTTAAAGTACCTCTGGCATATGGACCAAGACAAAAATGGATTCTGGCACTTTCTGATACTACAGACCAAAGAAGAGTATTAGCTGCCAGATTACCAAGGATAGGGTTTTCTCTTACTGGTGTAAGTTATGATTCAGTAAGGAAACTCAATACTGTAATAAGAAATGTGGCAGCAAATACGGCTTCTACTGGTTCTGTCTTGAGTCAATATAATCCTGTCCCATACAACTTTGACTTTGAACTTTTTATTTTGGTTAATAATGCTGAAGATGGTACTCAGATTCTTGAACAGATTCTTCCCTATTTTACACCAGAATTTACAGTCACGATAAACACAATTCCAGACATGGGTATCAAGGCAGATGTCCCTATTGTTCTCAATTCTGCCAGTCAGTCCGATGAATATGAAGGTGAACTTGCAACAAGAAGGACAATCATCTGGACTCTAAGTTTTCTTCTCAAAGGTTTTGTGTATCCAGATGTCAAGAGTGGTACACTCATCAAGTCCATTGAGGTCAACTTCAGAATACCAGGCAGTGGTGATAGTGATGTACAAGAGTTAGAACAAGAATTTATTGTCTTGGAAACAACGAAAGATGCTTTGGCTACTTCAGACTATATACTTCTGGAAACTGGTAATTATGAAAGAATTATGTCTGAGAAATCTAGTCAAGATATTGGTGATGCAACAGTGAAATCTCGATACACAGTGGTCCCATCCCCAAATACTGCACAAGCTGATAGTGACTATGGATTTAGTGAGACATTTGAATTTTTCGATAATCCTAAAAACTTTGACCCTGAGACAGGCGAAGACTTTACATGACAGTAGGAAATATTGATGACCACTTAGACGAGGTTTTGGGCATAATCGAAAAACCTCAGAAAGAGGTCGTAAAAGTAGAGAAAGTAAAGCCACCAATTAATGGTCAGGATGAGGATACTGATTTTCAGTATGCTCGTGAGAACCTTTACAACTTGATTGAACGTGGTCAAGATGGGTTGGAAGAACTTATTGAAATTGCTAAACAGTCAGAACATCCTCGAGCCTTTGAGGTGGTTGGTCAAATGATAGATAAACTGACCACAACCAACAAAGAACTTCTCAATCTACACAAAACCAAAAAAGACATACAGACTGAAAAGGGTGGACCCACAAATGTCACTAATGCTCTTTTTGTGGGGTCTACAACAGAACTTCAAAAAATGTTGAAAGGTAAGAAGGATGGCTGAAACCTATCTGGGTAATCCTAATCTAAAATCGGTAGGACAGCCTGTAGAATGGACAGAAGAATCAGTAGAGGAATATAGAAAATGTATGGAAGACCCTCAACATTTTATAGAGAATTATGTCAAGGTCATTCATGTAGATAAAGGACTTATCCGATTTGATATGTATCCTTATCAGAAAAAAATGATAAATTCATT